CTGTGTGATGTTGTTACGGGTGGGCGCAATGTCCACCCGGTTTTTTCGGGGAAGAGGCGGAATTGATGGGTGAGGAATGACCGCAGCCCTCAACGGCAGGCCCGGCACAAATGCAAGTGCCTCAGGAATGTCGGCGTAACGGTGCGAAGTCATTGACAAGCCGGGAAAGACCGGAAAATTGCCATTACCGAACAGAACTCAAACTGAGTGGCTGGAAGATCGGTGACGGCCGGGAAAGACCGGCACAGATTAACGGGGGCTGCGGCGTTGGTGGGAACACGCTGCATGGACTGGCTCTGTACGTTGCACGTAACCAGTTTCCAGCACTTGCAAGCTTGAAGAAGACGAAACACGTAATCAGGTTCAAATCCTGACAGCCTCCACTAACTAACGAGGAGATAACATGATTAAGATAATAGACATCATATTAGCAGTAATTTTGATGGTTTTAGTACTGATATATGCTTTTGTCGATCTTAAATCTTATGACGAAGATATGTTGTTGATTTCAATCTTAATGACCACTCTTATTCTTGGTTATCCAAAAGACAAATTTTGACTTGTAAAAACAAGGAGCAACAATGACTGACTACAAATTAGCACTTGCGGCATTTTTAGCAGCATTCATTGCTGTTAGTTTTGATGATGCGGAAGGATTTGAGCGCAGATGGTGCGAAACATACTCGGAATGGTGCACCACGGTTGCGGAAGATGAACTAAAGGAGTGGAGTGGCGATGAATATTAAATGTTTTTTAGGTAGGCACGACTTGCCTAATTTCTCAATAGATAAAATTTTGTACACGGCTGACGGCGATGTTTTCGCAACGATCAGCAAGAGAACATGCCGGTCTTGTCCCAAGACTGAGCATTTAGTGCTGACACGTGACGATTTAAGCGCAAGCGAGAAGGAATCAGCAGAATACTGGCGCGTAACCTCCGATCCTCAGATGATCCGATCCGCAATGGAACGGTTCATTAGTAATGATGGGTCGATTGCGATTAAGTCAATACTTGACTGTCTTTCTGACGCAATTGTCAGCACGGAAATAAGAAAGCGTCAGCAGGGAGAGATGTTTCCTGATTTCGGGGAAACAATTGAGCAGATCGGAATGGTAAAGGTTCCGATGGAGGATCAGTTGCCGGAAATTTTTAAGGATCGGGCGTGAATATGGACAGAAAAAACTGGATCGGAGGTTCCGACGCAGCATCAATCCTTGGTGTTTCGCCATGGAAAACCTCTTTCCAGTTGTATCAAGAGAAGATCGGTGATCATGTCGAAGAGGTTACGCAAGCAAAGCAAAAGATATTCAATCGAGGCAAAAGACTTGAGCCGGTTGTTATTGAAATGCTGATCGACGAACTCAGGGAAAACGGTCATGAAGTTGAAGTAATAGCCCGGAACGAAAGATATAAAGATTCTGTTCACGACTTCATGGCAGCAGAGATTGACATTGAGTTGGTCATCGACGGCGAAGAAATGAACGGTGAAATCAAGACCGTTCACCCGTTCGCGGCAAAGGATTGGGGGGAAGAAGGGACCGACGAAATACCCATCTATTACACCGCCCAAATAGCCCACGGCCAGATGATCACCGGGCGCAACAGAACCATTGTTGCAGCACTGATCGGCGCTGATGATCTTCGCATCCATTTTGTTGAACGCGATGGCGAACTGATTGAAATCATACGTGATAAAGAAATCGCATTCTGGGAAATGGTTCAAAACAGAATCCCGCCGGAACCGACTACGCACGATGACATAAAGCTTCTTTATAAGCGCGCTTACGGATCTGCGGTTGATGTCACCGAAGACGTATCGGATTACTTCGAATCACTGGTAATTGCAAAAGCACAACACAAAGAACTCGAATCAAAGATCGATCTAATCACAACAAAAATCAAGTCATTTATGGGTGATGCTGCTGTTTTAACGGCAAACGGCAGGCCAATACTGACTTGGAAGAACAATAAAGATGGCAGAAAAACAGACTGGAAGGCAGCGTTTTATGATCTTGTTGGAAAATCAACAGGAATCAGTAAGGCGGATTTGGAAAAGATTATCAATAACAAAACTGAGACAGTGCCTGGTGCGCGTGTTTTCAGAATTAAATAAAGGAGGTCAAGATGTCCACAGAAACGTTGAAAGCAGTAGCAACCGGAAGACCAGTTGATAAACCAAAGAATATCGCTGATTTATCTCATTTCCTTGCTGGAAGAATGGGTCAGATTAAATCAGTGATTGCAAACAAATTGACGCCGGAAAAGATGTCCAGAATTGCTCTTAATGAGTTACGCAGCAATGATTATCTGGCAAGAATAGCAATTCAAAACCCTGGCAGCTTTGTGAATGCAGTGGTTCAGGCGGCTCATCTTGGTCTTGAGATAGGCGGTGCACTTGGGCAGGCGTATCTCGTGCCCTTCAAAGGCGAAATCAAGATGATGCCTGGCTATCGTGGCCTTATATCACTTGCGAGAAGGTCCGGTGAAATCAGCAGCATCAATGCTGAAATAGTTTATGAGAATGATATTTTTGATCTTGAGCTTGGCATAGACACGAAGGTTAAGCACAAGCCCTGTTTAACCGGTGATCGTGGCGAACCAAAGCTGGTTTATATGGTTGCCCATTTCAAGGATGGAGGAAACCATTTCGAGTGGATGACTGTTGCCGAGGTAATGAAGATAAAGGCCAGAAGTTCGGCTGTTAAATCTGGCAAAGAAACACCGTGGGATACCGACCGCGATGAAATGATCAAGAAAACGATCATTCGGCGAGGATGGAAATACCTGCCCATGTCGATTGAAATGCAAAGCGCTGAAAAGATTGACTCTGCAAACGAAACCGGCAAATCAGTAGTTATCGATGGTGATAGCGTAATTATTGATGAGTCTACCGCTGAGATAGTTTCTGAAAAAACCGAACCTGAGCAACCGAAAACAGAAGAACCAAAACCGCGAGCTGAGAAAGAATCTGATTCCAAGCCAGATGCAAAACCAACTGAGCCAGAAGAATCAGGGGCTAATAATCCTGCCCCAGAAAGACGCCGTGGCAACGATTACGCAATGGAGTGATCATGAAAATAAACCAAATAGAAATATCAAATTACTTGCACGCTGTTGGTGACGTAAGGATGGATCTGCAAACACCAATAACTCTGATTGCGGGCAGAAATGGTTCCGGAAAATCATCAATTCGGGACGCGATACAACACGCCCTGACCGGCGAAGCATCACGGGTTAGATTGAAAAAAGAGTATGGCATGCTGGTTAATGACCGGCTATCAAGTTCAGAATCAGGTTTTGTTGAAATCAAGTCAGGCGAAGAAACGTACAGCGTAGTCATTCCATCCGGGAAAGGCAATCACAGCGACAGCCCTACCATGCAATATGTCTTGGATGCGCAGCGATTCGCAAAACTCGACGAAAAAGGACGACGTGAATACTTATTTGGGTTGTCCGGAGCGAAGATTAATCCTGAAAATATCATTATCAAAATGATTGAACTGGGATGCGATAAGGAAAAAGTTGAAAGCATTATCAACATCTTAAAAATTGAAGAATGAGAGAGATATGCTCAGTAAAAAACTGTGACGGGATTGTTAAAGCCAAAGGTCTGTGCAACAAGCATCACCACAGAATGTCCAGATACGGAGACACAGAACTTCGCAGGCACACCATGCCCACTGGTGGTAAATGCACTGTTATTGGATGCGCCGGAGTCGCAAGAGGATCTGGAATGTGTAACAAGCATTACCGAAGATTTAAAAAATATGGCGATCCCAAAAAAGGACATCAGAAGATGTCGATTAAAGATCGATTAATAAAAAAAATAAAAATAAATATAAATACAGGATGTTGGGATTTTACCGGAAGCAAGGATTTAAAAGGATACGGAAAACTATGGGACGGGAATACCATGCGCAGCGCTCACAGGATTTCATTTATAGAATACAAAGGATCCATCCCAGATGGATTGTTTGTTCTACATAAGTGCGATAACCCTGGCTGCATTAATCCGGATCATTTGTTTCTTGGCACACATAACGAAAACATGGAAGACATGAGAAAAAAGGGAAGGTCGTGTACAGAGAAAAGGCTATGTGGGTCAAGGAACTTTAACTCCAAATTGAGTGAAAACGATATACCGAAAATCAAGAAAAGATTACTAAATGGCGAATCATGTAAAAAAATTGCGGAATCATATTCTGTAGATAGGACAACCATATCTTTTATTAAAAACGGAACAACTTGGAAACATTTAAAAGGAGAAAACAATGGGATTTAGGATGGCTCATGAATATGCGATGGATAAAGCCAAGGAATTAAAAACACTGTGGAGACATCTAACCGGAGGAGAAACTTGGGGCAAAGACAAGGCCGAAAAATGGGAACCCAAATTGCCCGAAATGGCTGCTGAGAAAGCCGGTGAATTACTTTCAAGCGCAACCGGCAAAGCTTCGGAAATCGAAGCGGAGATAAAGTCCTTGACGGAAACGCTGGGCGCAGCAAGACAATCTGAAAAGAACAGATTGGATAATGCATCCGAAACAGAAAGGCTTGAAAAGCTTGCCAGCAGCATTGACCGGGTAACAAAAAAAATAGAACTGGACACGGCAGAAGCCAAAGAGATTGAATCAAAACTCCAAACACTGAAAGATGCTCAAGCGAAGAAGGCTCCTGATCCGCTTTTAACAGAAATATTCGCTGTTGCTGATGCGTTGGTCGACCACGCAATTAGCTGCGGCGTTGCATTCCCTGGTGAATTACATGACCGGCATATCGCTTGCGCGGAAGAATACGCATCGCAATATCAATCAGAAAGTGAAATTGATCAAAAGGAGATTGCTTCCGACATTCTCAAACTGGAATCCAGTCTTAAGCTGATGTGCAATGCGGTAGCAAACGGAAGGCGGGATCTGGTGCTTGCAGAAGATGCCGCCAAAAAACTAGCTGAAATGTCCGCCAAAACCAGCAATCAGGATTCTTCCGGCGTCAATATTGATCAGCTATCTGCATTGATAGCAGAAAGAACAAAAACACTGAATGACTGGAATGCGGATAAGGCTAAATATCAAACAATCATTGATGCTCACGCAAAACGTGATTCAACGATCAAACAAGCCAATCAGTTTCATTACGACATCATGGAGTGGCTTGCGATTGCTGATCAATTATCACCTACCGGCATACCATCAGAATTACTTAAAACCGCACTCGACCCGATCAATGAGCGCCTGCTTTCTACGGCGGCAGAGTCGTGGATGATGCGCGTGTTAATCAATGACGATATGAGCATCACCGTGGCGCGTGACCAGACCACAAAACAAACCTCATACGCCCTGCTCTCAGAATCAGAGCAGTGGCGTGTTGATGCGATGATTGCTGAGGCCATATCTCACGTTTCTGGAATCAAGATAATGGTTCTGGATCGCTTTGATGTCTTGGACATGCAGAACCGCTCAGACCTGATCTGCTGGCTTGATGGACTGGCGCAGGATGGCGCGATTGATACCTGCATCATCTTCGGAACATTGAAAGAGTCACCAAAAAAACTACCAGAATCATTTCAGTCGTACTGGATTGAGAATGGGCGTGTTGTTGATGATACTGAGGAAGTTAAAAGCAAGGAGGCGGCGTGAATATTTTAGAGATTATTGGATTGCTGACACTGGTATTGTCTGGAGTTGTTTTGATTCTTTATGCTACCGGAATTTTAAAAATAGGTAAGGTAGAAATTGACCGCATGGAGAGTGATGCTGACTGGCTATCTGCCCAAGATATGACCGAATTTTGGCAGTGTCATGATGATTCGGTGGCGCAAATAAGGGGAGCAATCGAGGATGCGATTAAAGCCATAACTCTGTATGAATGGTTTATCGACGAGGATCATCCGAGAAATTCTGCCCCAGATGATATACGCGAAAATCTTAGGAAGGTGCTTGCTGAAAACGAAGTCATAAATAGTAAAAAATGAAATCAGTTATCGAAATGATTAGAGCGGAATTGGTCGGAATGGGCGCTGACGGGCTGGCAAACGAGGATAGTGAGTGTGGATGCAGTCTTGATGACCTAATCCCATGCGGAAACGTCCACGAAACCGAATGTTTTGCGGCGAAAAACAATAAACGCAAGGCGAAAAAGGAATCGCTGGATTTTTGGATGGAGAGAATCGAATGAAAGCGTCTGAAATTCTATCCCCAGAATACCAAAGCAAACAACTCGTAATCTTCCCTGAAGAACGCAGATACATACACCGCAGATGTCCAGCCGAAGCCAGGTTAGAAAGAATAATTGAGATCAGGAAGAAAAGGCTTGAGAGGGAAAGAAAATCTCATGGACAGGCGAATAGGTATGAAGGATGGTCAAAAGCCGTTGCCAAAAAATTGACGGACATTGCCAAGCCGTTGCTGATTGAGGGAATGAATTCAACAGAGATTTATAACCTTGTTCCGGCTGAGATTATCACTGACAAAAAAGGAAACAAGCTCGGCCTGTCCAGATTCAGGCATTGGCTATCAATACTCAGAAAGGATCTTGTTGATTCCGGTGTTGCGCAGCCGGTTGCAAATAAATCAAATCAAGTCCTTGAGATGCTTAAAAAAGGAATTACTCCGCAGGAGATAAAGAGCAAAACCGGATGGCGGACTGACATTATCAGGAAAGTTTTTATCAAGTTCAAGGAAAAACAAAAATGACCGGACAACAAGCAAATACTTGGGCTTTGTCGCTTGGGCTGCCAGACATAGCCCCTGACAGTCAAAAAGAAATTATTAGATCAATTGCTACCGGCAAAGATCAAGAGAAAACCCTGCTTAAAAAAACATCGCCTTTTGTGAGAAAGGTTATGAAGAAAAGAAACGTCTGGAAAATTCCCAAAAAAGATTACGAGAGATTTAACTCCGTTTGTCTCAAATTACTCAAGAAAGGGTACGGTAACAAACGAATCATAAAGATAGCAAGAAGATTGAATCTACTGCCCTATTCACACGGAACTTACCAGTCGGCGATAACTAAAGTCAGGGCTGCTAATGGTTTTAGAGACAAAAGGGTGATGGATGAAAGCACTCAACGAAGGGTTATTTTGCTGACAAATAAGGGGGTCAGTATAGAAGGAGTTGCGGAAATATTATCTCTTGATCCATCAGATGTGCGCTGCCGAATAATGCAGGAGAAGTACAGAGCAGGAAAGAAACCGAGGCGACAAAGGATAGATCAGTACATAAAGTGCTGCAATCGCGGTTTATCGACAAAACAAATCGCCCGGGAACTTGGCGTTACTGTTTGCAACGCCAGGAGACAGATTAGAAAGTACAGGGCGGAGGGATATATCAAATGATTAAAAGAGAACTAACACAATTAACACTCGAGCATTGTCGCGAAGTTCTGACGCGGGACTTATTAATAGGGGCTGCATATGCACTGGACGGAGAAAGCAAAGCGTTCGTGTTTAACCCGTTTTCGAACGAATATAGGGTGATGCGTGGCCTCGAAGTTATTGAGTCTGGTCAGGCGGTTGAGGAGTTGCTTGCGGTTTACAATGAGCTGTGAACATGTACACAAAAGTTGAAAAATAAACAATCAATAAAGGATGCGCGATGAAAAACCTAACAATATTCAAAACTGAAAAAGGCTGGAAACCAACAGCTGAAGTTGATCGATTGATTAGCAATCTGTCAGTGCCAGATCAACCTGGCACAGGCTGGCAAGTATTGCATGACGGCACTCCGTTGATCGACATAAACGGACAGATCATGTTGATCATGGAAGTGCAGGGAAAGAAAGTGCCCCGGGCTGTGCTGAAGCGCGAGACGCAGCTTCGGCTTGAGAAGCTTGCGCAAAGCACAGGAAATACCGGCGTTCTGAAGTCTGGAAAGATACGAAAAGAGATAATGAATACAGTCTATAACGAACTCTATGCGCGGGCATTCTTGACAAGCAAATTGACAAAGGTCTGGGTTGATTCAGTGAATGGGTATTTATGTATTGACTCCGCATCTGAGGCTAAGATAGGCCAAGCAATGACACTCTTATCTTTATTCAGAAATACAAGAATAGTTCCTTTGGCGACGGTATATCACCCGCGCCAGACAATGCGAAAACTATTGCTTGGAGAGGTTGACTCTGAACATTTCCATATCGGAAAATCATGTGAAATTTACGACCAGACATTACCCGGCAAATCAATCATCTACAAAAATGAGCAGTTATCGTCACAAGAATTAATGACTCAATTGCAAAACGGCAGGGCAGTTAAAAAACTATCTATTGAGTTTGACGACAAAATACGCTTTGTGCTGCACGAAAACCTATGTATCAGCGGCATAAAAATCATCGAAGAAATTGAAGACGCTGAAGAATACGAGTCGGCAGAAGCAAAGTTTGATGCGGATTTTATTATTATGACAGGCATGTATTCAGAACTGATTGGCGCAGTTGTTGAGGCTCTGGGTGGTGAGCAATGAGTGAAAGTGAAGATTTTCAACGCGCTGTTAAAATTGGCATGACCTGCTCTGATTGCAGACATTTTCAGAGAAATAAAAAAGTTAAGGAAAGAATTATTGATGACTCTTGCTATCACCGCGACGCTATGCAAAGTACATATTACGGCGAGCAATCAATGCAAGTTTCTACTGATTTTCTATGCAACAGATTCCAGGAGCATAAAGAATGAACACAAACGACCTATATTTAGAATACGCGCGAGTAATCAAGATGTGCGAAGGCACTCAGCTGGAGGATACACCGTGTATGTGTGTAAGATGGAAATGGAAGGGTTCTGATAAATGGTTTTATTTCGCTCCATTTACACGGCATCCGAATTTAAATGCATTTACTGTTAATCAGGACGTGGATTTTGCTGTGGCAGTGCTGGAAGGAAAGCCGGTGTTCGTCGGCGATAGAATTTATGCAAAGAGTCCTAATTCTGGAATGTGCGGAGGAGGAATAATTATTATTGATAACGATGGGATTAGGATTGAGTTTGGAAACAAAACATCTTTCCATATTGAAATTTTCAGCAATGCTCCTATCGATCAATATTTCACGTGGCAACCACCCGCACCAAAACGCACATTCACGCTGAATGGGGTTGAGTTGCCTTGTCCTGTGCGTGATGAAGGTGATGGCCACGTTTATGAGGCAGGAATATCGTTGTGCGGACACGGTATTGGATTCTTTTTCGACAATCAAAAGGATGCTGAAAAAGTATTCAATTATCTGAAAAACCTACTCACAGAGGCGCGTGACAAATGAGCAGCGAAAACCAACTAACAATTGACATAGAAAAACTCGGCGAAGCTGTTGCCAGGCACATGCCGCCGGTTGTTAGGGATTATTCATAACTGATTCAAAATGAGCATCAATTACGTCACAATAAAAAAATTCTGCGAATTATCAGGTTACTCTGAGGATGCCGTGAATTCAAAAATCAAGCGTGGTGACTGGCTGCGCGATAGAGAGTATATTAAGGCCCCTGACGGTAGGAATTTGATAAACGTGGATAGGTATCATGAATGGGTAGAAACAAGTATCCAGGCATCAGTGCGGCCAGTGCAACAACAATCGAAATCAGCTTCTACTATCAAGGCCAGAAATGCCGTGAACGTCTCAAGTTGCAGCCCACTCCCGCTAACCTGAAACGGGCGGCCAATCATCGAGCCGCTATTTTGTTGGCAATTGAAAACGGTACTTTCGATTACTCTGTTACATTTCCGAATTCTAAGAACGCACACAAATTCACCCCATCACAGCACACAGTAAAAACTTACCTTGTTGAGTGGCTTGCAAACAAAGAACCGACAATCAAAGCCAGCACGATCAACGATTACCGCAAGACAATAAACAATATCATCATCCCGGCGTTTGGGGCCATGCCGCTAACCGCTTTGTCACGCGCTGACGTGCGCACTCTGGCGGCTGGGATGGATTGCTCAAACAAACGATTAGCAAACATACTAAGCCCGCTCAGGGCTGCATTGCAGGACGCATACCTTGATGATCTGATACCATCAAACCCGCTTTATGGGTGGACATATAAACGCAACGAGCCGCCGAAGCAGACAGCCCATGTTGACCCGTTTAACGCAGAAGAACAGGCGGCAATAATCGGAGCGGCAACAGGACAAATCAGGAATCAGTGCATTGTATTTTTCTGGACCGGAATGCGCACGTCAGAATTGATTGCGCTGGAATGGTCAGATATTGACTGGGAACGCAAGAAAATCAGGATAAATAAAGCTATCACCCAAGCATCACGAACTGAAGAAACAACCAAGACGGCCACTGGCAGGCGCGAAATTGACATGCTTCAGAATGTCGAAAAGGTATTGATCGATCAGAAGCAATATACCCTACTCCACAGCAAGAAAGTATTTCTCAATCCGTTCACGAATGAGACGTGGACTGGCGATCAGCAGATAAGGAAAGGGTTCTGGATACCGTTGCTAAAAAAAGCGGGCGTGAGGTACAGAAACCCGTATCAGACAAGGCACACATTCGCTTCAATGATGTTGTCAGCCGGTGAGAATATTGCGTGGGTATCGTCTCAAATGGGGCACTCGAATATAATGATCACTACACGAACTTATGCGCGATGGATCAATACAAAAGAGGATCATGGCAGTAAGGCGATAGAGAAGTTTAACTCTGATCTAAAGGATGCGAATTGAATAAAATGTCCAGCATTACAGTCGACATTATGATTCAACTATAAATTTTATTCAAATTAATCAGTATGTTATGATTTTTGGTAAGAAAAAGACGCGGGTTCGAATCCCGCCTTCTCCGCCAGCGAATCTATATAAATCAATAACTTACAGTATCAATATGGCCTAAAGATGGGCATAAATAGGCATGTTTTGGCATAGAATGGTCAACATTTTGGGCAACATTTTCAGACCACAATCTATTTCCAATATTGCCACCCAAACAACCTAACCCCGGCATACAAGACATACGCCATCCATTTTTTGGTTAATCGCCTTTCCTTCCATTCCTGATCTATGACGTCGCTTTCGCGCATGTAGCTTTGCGCAACATTAGGTAGAGCCTTGATGTAATACTGACGCTCAGCAAGCATTGCCTCAAGGTAAAGCTCGTCGCATTCCTTGCGCGTGAACGTGCGCCCATCTGTTATGCCGCGCAAACTATACAATTCATCATGCAATGCTGCGGCAGGTCGATGCGGTCCGTTAGGATTGATCAGGCCGCGCATGCACCAAGGGATTGACGATAAATTGTTCACAGATCCTGGATGAACGCTTATTACGCAATCAAGCTTTGCTGACTTGAAATCGAGATAGCTGTCACTGATCCAGTGTCCGCCACGGTCAGGGATCATCCAGTATGCCGGTAGATGCATGAATTCAGCTTTTTCCGTCATAATCAGCAACCGAACGCCTTTGTTATGAGGTAAGTAAGGCCGATAACAACACTGTATTTAAGCCAATCAGACCATAGTATCCGCGGAAGTCCATTCAGCACTTTCTTGATCATATCGCCGCCTAATATTTTATTAAAAGCCATTATTAGCCGCCAAATCTAATAAGTGATCTACAGTGCCGATCAAAGTTATTTCCTGCGTGCCGCCTTCCCCGCCATCATAATGATAGATATTGCCATCACGCTCACCGATGGCATCGCCGTTAGAATACATGCGCGCGTAATAATCAAAAATCATCAGGGATTCTTGAGATTCTGGTAGCTTGTCACTATATGCGTCCTCGCCCCAGTCAAAAATCCTGTCGATATCTTCTTTGCTGTGCGCAGGCTCATCGACTGATTCGTCAACTGACGGTTGATCGATAACCGGCGAAATGTTCTCGTTTGTAATGTTGATCACATTGTTGACGGTCACCGGCGCAAATACGAAATCACGCGTTACTGTCCCGATCAGGTCTGCTAAATTCATGTTTCCGAAAGACATTTTCATCTTACGATCCTGTTAATTAAAATTAATAATGACTACTGAATTTCACAATTCAAAATTTGTGATTTGCGCAACTGAACGTCAATAGTTACACCATTCGCGTTAATCTGCGTAAGTGTGTGTTCTATTGCGCCCTGGATGGATGCCAGTGACAGGTTCACATTTAATGTTCTAGGATCATCAAGTATCAACCAAAAATCATTGATAATTTCATCGGTTGCGCGCAATTCACGCGCCTTAATTCTTTCTTGATGAGTAAACAGCAGAAGGAATCCAGGGATGTCGATTGATTTTATTGTCGGCGTCGTCGGTGGTGGCGAAGCAACCTCTGGAGCATTCCAGTCTACTCCATCGAACTCCCATCCATTTTCAACTTCATCAGGAACGTCAACAAACTGCGAAGCAACATTAGGATGAAACAATTCATCAACATCTCCGCCAGTGACATCTTGTGCAATATTGTTTACAACACGTGCTTTTTTCATTGTTTACCACTCCACGATCACGAGTCCGACCCCGCCGACGCTTCCGGTTCCGCCAGCATTAACTCTGGCTCCGCCGCCGCCGCCAAATCCGCCATTACCGCCGCCATATCCAGATCCACCACCGCCACCGACCCCACCTTTACCTCCGTGACCGCCAGAAGTTCCTTGGCCATTCCCGCCGCCACCTCCTGAACCTCCATTGTGTCCGATTGGGGTTGCATTCGCCCCGCCACCGCCGGTGAATCCGTCGAAAGGAAACCGTATAATTGCATTTATTCTGTTAAGATCCCCGGAACCAGTGGTTATTACGCCGGTAATATCTGGCGCTCCACCAACCCCATCAAGTGGCAATCCGAACGGACTCCCACCCCCGCCAGCAACCGACGTATGCCCCAGCCCAACGCCGCCACCAGCATTAGTACCATTTCCTCCAGCACCAAGTTGAGACCCAGCGCCACCACCTGAATTCCCATTCAGTCCACCAGTAGCTGATATCAAGGCACCAAAACTTGACGTTGCTCCATCTCCTCCGGCAGAAACAGCGTAATTTGTTCCCGGAACAACCTGGAAAACACCATGCGCGTATCCGCCGCCTCCAGAACCGGTATTCGTGCTACCATTTTTTCCGGCACCGACGCACCTAACTCTTATGGATGTAGTTTCCGGCGGTATGGTGAATGTGCCACCAGCACCGTAAAAAACTCTGAACAGACCTTTTCCAAATATCCCCAAGAACCCTAGCGGATTTACTCTGGTTTCAATGGCTGACCTTACATTCCTTGTTATGATCTGGCTCATTTTATGACTCCACCCCATGAACGCGGACAGACACAGAGCTGAGATTGCTTCGCACCCAAACTTTTTCGTTCGGAGACATCATTACCGCGATTTCTTCAAGTATTGAATATGACTCAACGGGAGTGTTGAATGTGATGTAATCATCATCTGCCGGAGATGCTCCAGACCCAATGGAGACACTCACATTTGTCGTTTCGGGATTACGATTTGCAACACGAATATTTGCTGTCGCCACCTTTCCTGATGGTACCGTGTACAGCAAGGTATCTACACCAGCGGAAAGATTGGCTGAACCAAGTTTGCCTGATGCCATATTAATAATTCCTCATATCAGAACTGTGAAAAGAAATAGCTTTCTGCGCTAATTGGCCTGCTCGGCTCGTACACATTGACGCCATCGGTAAACACGTGGGTATTTCTCTCCTGAGAGCAATCAACACCGCCTCCAGCACTTGTTTTCAACAATATTGAATGAGGACCAGTCGTGTTGTTCTGCACAATCCATGACCGGATATGCAAGCTCGGAACAATTACATTTATGTTTGCCGTTAAAGCGCCAGTGAACTTAAGCACTTCGTTTGCGGATTCGATAGGCGTTAGGGTTACATCAACACCGCCCGCCACATTTTTTGAAAGAATTCCCCTCGAAGATGAACTTGGATTCAGAAGAACAAAGTCAACTCCATCGTACTCAATGTCGACCGACTGCCCGGCGGCAATTACTGCGTCTACCTTCGATCCGTCTGCGTCATATTGTTTTAATGATCTTGCACCACGGCTATTAATATTGATCGTGGATGCGACATTTACATTCTCGTTAAATTTCGCCCTGAACCGATGGCCATTAACGTATGCAGTAAGATTCGGAGTAACGGAACCAATGAATGCTGGCGAGGCTCCGGTTGTTGTAAAAGATGAATACTGCTGCGCCTGAACGCCGGTTTTTAATGCGTATTGTGGGTGTGGGTCAACCTTTGCCTCGTGATTGGCAATCTCATTCAGAACGTACTGATGAGTGGCCATCACGATATTCGGGTCGACAATCAGGTTTATTGTTGCCGTGTTGCTGGTCTCGACAATAATCCTGTATATCGTATCTCTAGTAGAGCCTTCAGCAAGAACAGGTTTGTATTCTGGCGGGTGATTGCCGATAAAGATTGTTGTTCCTCCGGCGTCTTTTACTGCTATTTCACGCACATAAAAACCACCGATGTTGGGCGGAAGAACGAGTTCAATTATGTACCAAGCCGGATTTACTGGATCTTGCGTAATTGAGTTTATCCCTGCTCTATACACCTCATTGACCACCTCGTGAGTCGTTGGGGTGGGCAGTGGGACGGCCCCGTTTCCATCACCAAGAACCACTTCAGAAAGATTCAAAGGCGTGTTATTGGCAGCAGCAACGGCCATGGCCGAAGCGCCAATATCTGTCAGCAGGGTATAAAAATTGCTCATCTAAGATTGGACTTAATCAGTAGTAACATAAGATCAATACTAATTCGCCGCGATTTCTACAGCCTTGAGTTTTTCCGCAAATGACATCTATCCAGAAATAATTCTTAATGGAGGCGGTAGATTTTCTTCAAATGTTGATCGCGGTATCGCCCTTGCCCCAGATGGAAAGCCAAGCCCGTCCGCTGGCGGGTTAACTGTTGCGTATTGCACGTACTTGGTTCTGTTGCCAATCAATTCCCATCTTGAGCTTCCAGCGCCAGGGTTATACGCTTCCGGCGCGAACTCGCCTGTAAGCGTGCTCATTGTTGGCCAGTAATCAAGTCCGATGTCGGCGTAAATTCTCGCGCCAGCCCTGTCGTCTGGGCCGACCGTGTTTTGCAGCACCAACTTTGCCTTGTATCTAATAAAAAAGCATCTTATGTCATTACCATTTGCTATAGGGAATCTTGCCGATGATCCATGCACAGCATAATTTGTGCCAGATACGGTTCCACTGTTTTTGGCTCCAGACAAGAAAAATGATTTACTCCCATTTGCCTCAAGTCTCTGAGCAACCGAACTTTCCGGAGGAGGCCAAGATACCTGCTGTGACATATTTGCAAGCTCCCATTCTCCCGTGCTGTCTCGACAAATCCACACCTCCAAGTCACGTATGTTGACACCGGTGTTTATCGCTGAATGTGACGTTGCTGGCCACATAACAAACCAGCAAGTAGCCGCCTGCCATGGCACCAAAGCTTTAAAAGATGGATTGCTTGGATTCCACCAATTCGGCGCATAATCACCTCGACACCGGTTTCCCATGCCAATAACAGCTCTCTGCGTCCAGTCCGCGGATGGATTCCCTTGCAAAACAACACCGGCCTGATTGCTCCCCATCCCCGCATACAGATCTGACAGTAAGTTGTTATCAACTTTTGGATATATCGTTGCAAAGGTTACTGATGCCAGCGCAATACCAATGTAATTATTCCGCCCCCATTCAACAGGTTGAGATGCCGCCGGATAAACCATGCTGTATGATCCGGACTGCATTGTTGCGCCAATATAGTTTTTTCTGACCGACCTGCTCAGCTTCGCAAAGTACAAAACGAGCCTTGCCGGTATGATGGATCGCAGAATGGGTTCCATCTTGTCGATCTCATCCCAGGTTATGTCCGGAGATTGAATTGAAACCCTTATCCGGCTGGTTGAATATTTGGAACTATCGGCATACTGCAACGCAGAAAGCTTTGTCGGGTACGCGTGCGCTTTTGATTGCGCCATTTGTTCAACGTAATGGACATTCGGGAACAGCATCTGAAGGTACGTGCGCAAAAAGTGGAATCCTCGCCCATTTCTTCTGCGTGATTTCCATGCCTTGTACAGATAGCGGGTTGTCGTTTCCTCGCGCTCAACATCAAGCAGTGAAAGGCCATCCGCGTTAATCATTTTTCGCACCAGATCCAGCGAACCAAGATGCGCCATGCCAAGCACGTTTGCATCGAAGGACTGTTCCGCCAGCATCAACTCAAACAAATCAATGAACAGGTTTCTCAGATCGTTTTCTACGTCATCAACAACAAAACTGTTCTTAAGTGGCGTTAACCCTGGCAGTTGCGCGTTAGGAAAATCCATCATGGTGTCAATTTAACTCCATGCCGGAGGCAATACATTCCCGGTGACTACGGTAACTGTCAGACTGCTTGACGAAACATACCGCCACAGCTCCGGCCTGTGGTTTCCGACCGGATCGGCAATAGTCACTTTGATGTCCGCATTTGCGTCAGACAATGCCGCTATTCTTTGTCTCAGTAGCGCGTAAACCTGCTTGTATAGTGGCTTGTTGCCGCCGCGCTTCGCGCCTCCGCCTGAATTTGATTCGCCGTACTCAGACAAAATGGCTTCGATTATTCTTGATTGAACGTCACCGGCAACATAAGCCGCCGATATCGTTGCATTGATAGTCATGGCTATTTCAGAGCGTACCGGCGTCACAAACTTGACACGGTAGCTGTCATCCGCCGAAAGAATGACGCTTCTTATTCCCTTCTGTGTGGCAGTAAGATTGCCTTCCGCGATAAATGCCGGTGGCACCGGGGTTCCCGGATCAGGCTCAGTCAATACGGTTTCATTTCCGTTTTGCGAAAGAACCGCAACAAATAGCGTATTGATATTGTCGACACTCGCCCCCCTGGCAACCTCTTCAATAGCCTCATTCCATACCGACAAAAAGCGCATGTTGCTGTATGCACGGCGAACAACAAAGTCGAATTCACCGAGAAATACAGCATTATGGTTATACACTGAAGGGTATTTAACTAAGTCCCGAAGCGTTGTTATGCTTGGCGGGTTCTGGCCTTTATCAATAACCTGATTAAGCTTTAGGTCGATATTTGAGTCAAAGGGTGATAGCGCATATTCGAAGGCAAAAGGCGCGTCAGCGTTAAGCGACAGTTCGCCGAAGGTTCTGGATACGGTCAGTGTTATGACGCTACCATTGACCGGCTGAACGCCAACAATACCCTCTTGCCCGAACCGAACATAAACACGCTGGCGGTCATCCGCTTCAACGTGGAATATTTTTTCTCCGGGCCATGTATTCACGTACCGTTCTCGGTATGTGAAATCACCATCTGCATCACTTGCAGATATCCCGCTCAAATAGGTTTCATCTTCTGAATCAGGTATCTCGATAGCATAAAAGGGTGTGCTGCCAGTCACAGTGTGAGCAATGACATCTTTTTTAACCTGCGTAGCCTCAAATGTTCCTGCGCTGTTGGCCGGTATTACCGCCTGAGTTTCAATGATGTACGGATACCCGTTTGAATCCGTGATAGTTCTGCCTGAATCCACAGTAAACGGCACATTGTTGCTGTTAACAACGGACACACTGACCCGTCCAGAACGCGCTTTACGCACGATCCCGCGCATGGCCGCGTCAGCCATAACGGTTGCATCACGCGATTTCTCGAACGGCTCCGCCATGGCTGTTTCGATCTGGGACGAAAACATCGCCAGCATGGTAGCCATGGCATCAAGATTTTGAATTACTCTTGGATCGCCAGACCTGAAAAGCGGCTCAACGGCTGGGTAATTGCCGATAGAATCTACGATTGCCTGCTGAAAATCTGCTTTAGTCAACATGATTGATTACCCCGCATCAGGTACCGTGATTGGCTGACCGGCCACCTCAATGACTAATTCAAGCTTGTCAGGGTAGGTTTGTACGCTGTACAGGTTTGTGGCACTAAGTGGAAGGGCTTGCAGAATCGGAACGTCGCCGCGCAATTTCTGAAGCGTTGCTTCCGGCGCACCGTCTGAAAAAGGATTTTGTAGCAGAGATTTTATGTCCTGCCCGTAATCTGAGCCAAGATATCCGTTAACCGGCGTTTTCAGCCAGTGAGATACCATGCCCTGAATTGAGTTTCCATCAATGATATTTGCCATGCGCTAATCGTAGTGATTTTGCGCATGGTCAAATGCTTGGTTTTTCCTAAACTAAACAGGATTAACTTCGAAGAATCCGTTTGGCGCGGTCATGATAATGTCCGATCCGTCGGGTGTTTTTTCAAAGTCATTCACGCTCATCGGGATGAGGCTTGCGTCCGTTCCAGAAGTAGTATCTGGATCATAACAAAAAACCAAGTCACTCCACATCCCACCGGCAGCCTGAACAGCGGCAAACGTCTGATCTGGGACATATAGCACGGTCTTGTTATTCACGTGATCAGGAGCGAACGCAACAATGTCAGCATCGGTTAACACTTTACGCGCATATCCGGAGTTTGTTGCTTCGTTTGTCGTTCCGGAAAGCATATCGAATAGAGTCTCCTTGTCCCTCAGCACGGCATCACCTTCGATTCCGGTTGCGGCAAGAGCAACAATGATGATCGCAGAATTTGCGGGGTCATTCGTGTCTACCCGGTTATACAGCTCAACATTTCGCCCCAAGGCGATATTTGGCACAAAATTACCCATTGCTCGCTACCTCATCTTCGTTGATCAATTCGCACAAAAAGAAAGCGTCATTACGATAGCCAGCCGGGTTCTGGTGATCTGGCGATTCTTGACCGGCAAAGTTTGCAGCAACATATTTTCTTGCTTCAAACTGGTCGGCAAGTTTTGTATTGTCGAAACAGCAGTAGTATCCGGGAATAGCGACAATCCTGTATCTCAACTCTTGAGGTTCGGTGTGAATCGTGATGACACCCTTGCTGACGGAACACAACCCTTCTCCAATCAACTGATTGATAAGCTGCTGCGTGAATTTTTGCGTTTGACTTACGCTAATTGCCTTGAGGTACTGGAATTCGCCAGTACTTGGGTCATAGACTCGTCTTAGAAACATCTGGATTGCCCCCAACTATATGAATTATTCATAGAATCGGATTATTCCACCCTTAATGATTGTGCCCTTGTGCGGTTGTCCGTTTCCGTCAATCCACGACAGAGATAATTCATAATTGCCTGGCACAGTAACTTTGTTTGGCTTGATGTAGAGCATCAGAGCATTTTGAGACTCTATCTGTATCTCCGCCGCGCTCATGGCGAAAGAAGCGGTAATGTTGCTGTCAAGCGTATTCTTGAGCGTCAGCGTTATTTCCTGAATGTCACTCGCATCATAATCAAGAGAATTGAATATTTTGATGGCTACTTTATGGGCTACGCCAACATACGCCCTTCCTGATATGCTCATAATCGTATAACTATCGGCCCGTCAAAAGTTTTAACCTTGATTGTGAAATCGAGTGGAACATAAACGAATCCACCGGACACAAAAATCACCAACGACTTGTCCGCCTCTTTTGCCTGCCTGATTAAATCTACTTTTCTGCTTGAAATGGATAAAGCAGAATCGTTTTCTATCGATTTAATCAGGGTTGACAGGGAAATGACTTGCACCTGCCTTGCGCTATCAGACTCAAATGCCTGAACTATCTCAGCAACACTGATCGAGCCAATGATAGATGCTGAATCAATGCTTCCGGCAGGCTGTATTCCGAGTGCGCCGATGCGAACAAGGTGAACTGCGCCTTCAGTCTCACCGGCCTGCGTGATTGAATCAATTTTCAGCGCCGAAATCGCATTTGTCGTATTAGATTCATTGCCGGGAATAATTACTATCGTTTCCGGCGATGTAATGAATCCAGACGCATCACTTTCGATGGCGCTCAGAATCTCTTTTGATTTGGCAGAATGCAGATCGATGGACAGGCAAGATTCCGACCCGGGCGAAATTTCCTGAACCTTTGTTGATGACAGAAAGCCGGATGCGCTTATTTCGATAGCCTGCGCTATGGCCATTAACTGCAATCCATCAACCTGGATAGCTGAATCAGATTCTACGGCTGATGATATTTGCGCGTAACTCACCGGATCGACCGGAAGCGATGCGCTTAATTCAGATGATTCTGATATTGAAAGAATCGACAGAGAATCAATTATTTTGGATGAATCAATTTCTATTGATGCATTTATAACGCCATGCTTTGCGCCATCAAGAGCTGGCGCATAATCATTCTCAATAGCCGCAATTACCGACCTCAATGAATCGCCAAACAAGGCTGATGACTGACCAACCTCAGCGGTCTGGTCAATTGAGTCAACCTTGATTGATGACAGGATATTCGCACCATCGACCTCATTACCCGGAAGCATCAGCGTTACATCTGGGGTCGTAATCGCTACCGAATAATCAATCTCAGTAGAAACGAAGACCTGATTTAATTTCTGCGCAAACAACTGAGCAGAATCATTTGCTTCGGTTGCGATATTAATCAGACCAGAACTATGACCAAAAACCTGATTACCCGAGTCGGTTTCCAGCGAACACTGAATGTCATCTGTTTTTATCGACAGCACCGACATCGAGTAATCATTTTCAATCGGCGGAGCAATGACCAGCATGGACTGACGAAAAACCAGCAGAGACGAATCTGACTCAATTGAAACATCAATAACAGACACCGAATCGCTTGATACGGCCATTGATGAATCGTTTTCTGCGGCATTCGATAGCTGAGATACTTTGTCTGCTAAAATATTGATAGCTGAATCGTTTTCTGACGAAATCAGGATGGGTGATGATGATGCGCGGTCAATATTTAGCGAATGGTTAGACTCGTTCGCCGACAATATGGCATTAGCTGGTAGCGACTCGGTATTTAATGATGCGTCTGACTCGGCAGCAAAGCCAATCTCAGTGGGAGCGAATACCTGATGCCAAGTATTAACAACCGGGCCGCCCAATCCAAGGCGGGTGATTTGAACAATGTTGTATGGTGGAAATATCGGCGGCTCTTCTTCGTCCTGAGCGCCCCAGAAATTAACAACCGGGCCGCCCAATCCAAGGCGGGTGATTTGAGTAAGGTTTGATGGTGGAGACGTTACCGGATCATCACCGCCGCCAGTAATTTCCCAATGATTGACTACAGGCCCACCAAGCCCAAGCTTGGTTATCTGCATTGATTTCTACCGTTCCTATGTCAGCACGGCCACGGCATCAGCGCCAACCGCCGCCGCAACTTGGGTTATCGTAGCAACACCAGTGGATGCATTGTAAGACTGTATCAATGCGCGCTGGTCTTTCAGCGCAGCCGGGGAACTGAACACTAGTGCAGCATTTTTGTAAATCTGGTCACTGGCATTGTTTGGTGATGCGCCATCGACTGTGGCAAGTATTGCCGTGGTTGTCGTGCCGCCAGCACCGAATGTTACCGGAACAGCCCTCTTCGCGTGATTCTTTAAATTCACTGCGGCAGAAGTGTCATTATCTATCGCCTGCAATGTTACCGGGACACGCCCACTGACCAACCCGGCAACGGTTCTTGTGCCAATATCAATAACCGCATCATTCACATCTTTAAGCATCCCATCCGGATCTTCAATCAAAGACCTAACCAGGGTTGCTGAATACTCATCTATCCTAACCTCGCCAGCGCCAGATACATTTAACTGGTCAAAATTAAGTGGAATCTGGTTATCAATGGCGGCTATATCGGCTGATAGTGAAGCGCCACCGGGTGCCCCGATACGGCTGAAGCTATCCCCGGATTGCGGGAATCCAGGGTAAATATTGAGCGCCGTCGGGACTGCCCCGGTGCCCTCGAATGAAAATAAAATATGATCGTAGTTCGTCTCTGATTGGGCTGGCGCATACGTATGATCACCGCCGCCCTTATGCGTGCATATTCCGCTACCAACCGACCCAATTGTTCTGGAACCATTATTTCCCGTGACATAAACAGTAACAGCGCCGGTAAACGCCGAACCATCAGCCGTTGAAATCATCTTAACGCCAACAACCTGACCAGCTACATTCTTTTTCATCCCACGATTACCCTATTATTTGAATTAACAATCCATGCTGGCAAGAAACCACCACCGCCGCCCTCATCAACGAACTCAAACGCGCCGATATCCCACGCAGCGCCCTGCGGTCTTGATACGCCAATAATATCTTCCTCCGTAGCAACGAATTCAGCCCTGTCGTACGAGCCATAATTTGTTGCCAGATCAGCCCCGGCATTTACCAAAGCGCTTTCTGCATGCAGCGATAAATCATTCGTGGCGTAATTCGTGAAATCGCCAGATAAGATATTTGCAATTGCTCCTGCGCCCGGAACATCCGTTGTAACTGCTGCGTCCGTGGCATTATTTGAACTGTTTGCGGTGCTAAAGTGGTCTGCAAGAGGCGTTGCATACTTGTTTGTTCCGCCAACAACCACCGTATTCTTACAAGTTATTCTTCCCGATCCGCTTGTTCCTGACTTCTTAATTCCGTCAGTACAGTTCTTGAATGTTGTATTAAAAATATCGAATGGATACCAATTCGGCGTAATTATTCCCTCAGCCGAGTTGTATGCGATTGAATCCATAATTGCAGTGTTTGCTCCCCCGCCAGACATCCTGAACGCCACGCCAGCAGACTTTGCAATACAATTCTTGAGCAGGATTCTGCCGGTTCCGGCCCGATTACAGAAAAATCCCCAGCCACTCGCGTGAGTGTTTTCTACATCAAGTCCAACGATGTAGATATTACCGGTATCGCCAATCGTCACAATGCCATCGAACCCGAGACTTTTGCGCAGATACAACCCGGACTGCGGGGTTCCGTCTCCCCTAGAACCCTCAGCGACTTCGATCAATACGAAATCACTCGCGCCCCATCCGGTTATCGCAAAACTGTCCACCATTTCCCCGGAGCCAGACGCAATGACGTGATGCCAATTTGCGCCGCCCATATTCGTGGCTTCCGCTGCCTGCCATTCAGAAAATGTTGCGTAAGCTCTATCCGAGCCAGACGTGGCATTTGTCGTGCCATTGCCGCCAGGCGTAGAGTCTTTGTTGATGTATCTAAGTATTTCGGGCATTCAGTTATTAGTAAAACCTGAGTTATTGACTGAATGCAGTGTATTATTTCGCCTCCATGTCGGAGTCGTACAATTTCCAGAATTCTCCGCTTTCGCCATCCAACATGAAGGAATTGTTGTAAATGATGCTGGATGCCAGATTAACTTCCCTGAATTCATTCGCCATGATCAATGTTTCAACATCCGTATCGCCACGGTATACATCTGCAACCATCGGATCGGATTGGCTGCCAAGGTCATGACCGCTTCGATTCATGATGTCCTTCAATGCCCACCAATAAGGTCCGTAATCACGATAACGCGCCTTATCTTTCTTCAGCCTGTCAGCTATAACGCCAAGACCGAATTCAAGCAGATTTGTTATTCCTAGATTCACTCTAAGGTTTGATTCGCGCTCATCGACACGCTTCTTGATCAATTCCTTGTCAAAAAAATATTCTGTAAAAGCCATGATCTGGTTCTCCTTTTAGGCAACAATTCTTACGCTGTATTTCTCGGCATTATCGCCGTACTCTTTGATCAGAGCATCATAAACAGTACGCTTGATAACCCACGTGTTTATTGGCGCATTGGGCTTGTTTTTTGCAGTTTCAACGTCATAATGCTTTGGCCCTGCCTTACCTATCCATGCCGCCTTTTCTCCAATTCCTTCAGCGAATTCACGGACACTGACAATCTTTGTAAAGCCATACTCGGATTGCATTGCCACCCAATCATCGGAAGACTCCAGCGACACAGATGAATTCACGTTTTCGTCTGCACCATCAGGCTTTGGTATGGCTTTTATTGCATCGCCAATGGCTTTCCTGAACGAGTAAGGAAGGTATTCGGTTGATTGATCACCAACCCCGTCATAGTCAATCCATTCTGTGGCGTTCCTGACATAAGCAAGGGCATTGCTGATAATTTCCTGCTCAGCTCCGCCAGTCAGTGACGCAGAAAAGGAATTAAAATCGACCTCTTTTTCAATTGCGGCAGAAGTCCAAGAGTTGCCGCCAAGATCAGAAAAAGTGAGTTTCATTTTGTGTGCCTTGGCATACTCAATCAGGTTTTTTCTTTGATCGTAGTAAGATGTCTTCTCTCGCACATCAAGACTGCTTGAAACCACAAACTTTGAACGATCTATGGATTTAATAACCTCTTTTTGAGACTCAACAATCTTGCGCATAACCGGCGTAGTCGGCTCTTCACCGATGACTGTCGGGAAATATGGCTGAGGAAGCAGGTAACTGTAGATAGAATACTCCGCCAGCATTTCAACCTTGCGCCTTTGCGCCACCTCCGGAACGATCTCGCTGAATTTGTTATCCACAACACCGGAATTCGCTATGTCATCCTCGATCTTTGCGGCATCAATCAGACATTGTTCATATTCAGCAGTGCCAGGGTATATCAATTCACTCTTTTTCAGGAATTCGACCATGCTTGCGGACAGAATGCTGTTACTGCCCGGATTGAAAGCAATAGCTTTTCTTCCGTTATTGTAGGAAACCCCTAGATGACCCTCCTGAAATCTGGCGAATGTACCATCAACAATCGGCTTTCCGTCAAGAACCGCCCCCTTGCCATCGGAAATCAGTTCAACTATTTTTTGCGGGTAACTTCCAGACTCTTTTGATTGACGAATAAAGTTCTGCGTTGATTCCGATATCATGGATTTGGCCATATCAACTTCCACCTGCCATTCATTCCATGCTGGGGAATTTTCCTTCACGCCGATACTGAATGCCGGGTATTTCTTGCCGCGTAGAATTTCTTCTACATCGCTCTCCTTTCTTGATCTGTTTGAACTGTTTATTTCAGCAAACATTTCGTCAATGGAATATGCTTCATGCCGCAATTCAATTGTTGCCGAACGGGAAACATGCTCTCTGATACCAGCAATCCTTGCATTTATCTCTGCAAGCAAAGCGGTATTCTTCAAAACGGCGGACTGACTGGCGATAGGGCTATTGATTCTTTCATTCAACATCAATGCCTGATTCTTGAGCTTCCACATGCCCATTAACTTTGACACCACCATATTCGCAGGATCTTCATTTTCTCTTAGGAATTTATTCTGTTTGCGGATCGTATCAATATTGATCATCTGCTTATCACGATTTGTTGCTGCGCGTGATTCTGCTTCTTTGGCCGCTATCGTTTCCTGCAATCTGGTCATCGCATCAGCATCGCCAACGGTATCAATAAGCGCTTCCATCTGCTCTTTTGAAAGTCCGCCTGTGACGGCAACACTATCGCCACCATCCTGACCCAGAACCTGCCCTATCCAGTCGGCCTTTTTATTCACCATCGAGCGTTTAGTAGTATCGAAAGTGCCGTCCGCATCGTAGTAATAGATGCTTACCCGTTGCGTTTTGTTGCCCTGCCTGACCCCACGCCCGTTACGTTGCTCAAGGCTGTCCGGCGTCCACCCAATAGTAAGGTGATGGATTGCCTGCGTACCTTTTTGCAGGTTAATCCCAACCTCCGCCTTTTCATTGGCTATAACAGTGCGGTACTTGTTTCCCTCGCCATTTGCATTGAATCCGTCCTGAACATCCAGGATCTCATCCGGCGAATTGTTTTTTTTGCCGGTGATGATTGCAATAGCTCCAGAAGGAACACCGGCTCGCTTGGTCAGTAGGCGCTTTATTTTGTTGTGCAGTGGAAGTATGTCGCAGAATATGATCTGCTTTACGATTGACGATACCTGTCCGTTTTCATCTATCCCGCGTGGCGTGACCTGTTCGTTCTGGAAATTTTCCAGCATCGCGGCAAGCTTTGGCGGAACGGACACATCAAGATCAAGACCGGCTTTTTCGGCCATGTCCTCGAATTTTGTCTGAGTATCAGGATCAATGGTATCAATGACAATCCTTGAGTCCTGATTTATCCTTGCTTGAACATGGATTTTCAATAACTCAATTGCATCACCGCCAGAATCCTTGACTATCTTCTTGCCGACAATTGCATCACCTGAAGTCATCGGGCCGGGCCGCTGACGTTCTTCCGTGAATTTCTTGTTATTGAACTGATCAACCACGGACTTGGCGATATCTGCCTGCGGGGATATAAAATTGTAGAATGTCGCCCTATTATCAAGCTCAGGATCGGCAATCAACATCGTCATTTTGTTGATCAGGTTGAACGGGTGCCCTATCAGGTCAATAGGTTCGCCGAAATGATCAGATACCGCCTCAAATGCTTCCGGGTCGCCCCTATTTGGCATCTTGTTGCTTATATCGTCAATAGCGAAGCGAAAAGCCGATTTATAAAGACGAAGGCGATCAACAATATCGTTTGTCAAGGCCACGTGTGATTGCTTTTCTTCCCGGTTCGGAACAACAATCTGCTCGCCAACATCTTCAGCAGTTTTGATCGTGGCCACATCACCAATGGCCTTGCGAAGAATGCCAAGGTTATTCAACCCAACAAATACATCGGTTGTACGCGCAACGCCATCAATACTCACATCATCCTGATTTTCTTTCTGTACAAAGATGTTCATGAAATCGTCAGCGCCCTTTACTCCAAGACACATATCGTTAACTCGGTCATGGCCAGCGGATAGCGATAGCATTGAGTAAATCTCTAGCGGACTATTTGTTATTGGCGTGGCTGTCAGCATGAGCACGCCGTCCTTTAGTGGCGATTTGCCGCGTATGTACCATGCTTTTGCCTGGGCGTCTATGCCTCGTTTAGATACCGAAGAAAGAGACAGGAATTTGGCGCTCTTGAAATCAATTGTCTCGGATGAGTTTTTAAAACAATTGTGTACTAGGATTCCTTCTGCGAAGAAATTGTGATTATCTTTGACTGTAATATCGTAGACATAACCGTCTGAACACACCCCTCCAAATCTTCCATCACCTGTTTGTTCGAGAACCTCAACACTTTCCACCCCAACGATTCCAGAAAGTTGTCTTTCTTCGCATCCATAGCCTTTACTTTCCTGCTTAGATGACTCATTCCATCCACCTCTATCGCTATCATCAAATTCTGATTTGCCAAATCCAGCTTGTAGTGAGTAGGTATCCCGTTCCCTTTGGGAACTCTCGTTTTTACAATGAATTCCATCGACCAGTTTAACGCTTGCGCCAACATAGCTTGCGGAACTGTCGCACCCTTTCCGTTGCCTCCCCTGTTCTTGATCTTTACCCCTTTCTGAACGCCACTCTTCAATCGTTTTAATCTGTTCTTCTCTACAGCCTCGGGAGTTTGCAGCCAATTGTGTTGCATTAAAGCCTCTCGGTGCTTGGCCTTTTTCGATTCGCTTCTCAATGACATTTTCATGGACTCCGAATTCTTGTGCCTCCATTTCGTGGAGCAAGACCTCCCGCAAAAAAATTGACTTGCCTTCCCGGTTACATATTTCCAATTCTGCACGTGATTCAGCTCGAACTCCGCTCCGCATTCCACGCAATTCTTGTAGATTGGAACTTTCTTTATCTTGGAAGCATAGCTGCACTTGCTTGAGCAATAAATTTTGCCCCCCTTTTTTATGCTCTTTTGATGGTGCCTCGCTGCCGTGAATTCTTGTTTGCATTGGTCGCACGTCACTACCGGACGCGACTTTTCTGAACATTTCCACATCCTCTTCGACGAACAAGAGGTGCTGCAAAACACATCCACTCCCGGATTTCTGGCCAACTTCCTTGTTTGATAATAACTCGGGACGAATTTTATTCCGCAATTGCTGCAATTCATTTCCATCTGCTGTTTTTGAATAATTGAAATACACATTATACTCATTATTCAAAAACTCTGCTTTTATATAGCCTACATTGGGGACAAAAAACGGATGATCGTGTGTTGAAACAATGCTTTGTCCATTTGATAGGTTAACCCTTACCAATTTCGACGGCCTTCTGCGCATCACATCTGTAACTGTCTTATACTCTATCTCTCCACTACGATGGTTAACCGATCTTACCTTGTCCCCAATTTTTAGATTTTCTATAGGAATTCCATCAACCAGAGTCCCGGCAGGAAAACAATGCCCTTCATCAATGACAATGCTATCCACGCCCATATCCTCAAGATACGGCGCGCTACCGGTCTTTGATGACAATATTGCGAGCAAGCCTGATTGTTTTCCTTTTGCCCTTTCATCAGCAGCCTTATCTTCTTTTTCTGAGAAACTACTATCCACGCTCCTCAGATAAGACTCGTAATCAGCAATTGTTCCATCCCGCAAGCGGATGCGCTCAAAAGCCTCCATCGTCATGAAAATTTTGCTGTGGCGGTTTTCCATCACGGAGGTTAAATCAGCATCAAAATTAGAAGACTTTACGGTCGCGTCTCCATTCTTGTTTTCACGCAAACCAATAAAAAGAGTTCCATCCATGCTTGCGTATGCGCGTGATGCTTCTTTACGCCAGTTCGATAATACGGAGTTTGGTACAACAAAGAATGTTTTGGTCTTGACACCGATGCTTTGCACGTACTGAACTGCTGCGAGCGACTGAAACGTCTTCCCTAGTCCAACCCCGTGCCCATTTATGCCGCCGAATTCACGACTCATGCGACGCACAAACGCATTCTGGTATCCGTGCAACTTGATAGCATCACCCATGCCAGGAATAACCAACCCGGCATCGTCATCTACTTGCCTGAATCTAAGCTTATTCGGATCTGATGCCATGGCATCA